TGAATTGAACAATCTCTTTATTGTCTATCAAAGCAGAGTATCTCCATGATCTCATACCAAAACCTTGTAAAGGTTTGTTTATCAACATACCTAGACTTCTTGTAAATGCGCCATCACCATCTGGTATCATTTTTACATTCTTAATACCTAGGTCTCTTGCCCATGCGTTCATCACAAAGGCGTCATTTACTGATATACAATAAACTTCATCAATTCCTAATGATTTAAACTTATCATATTCTTGGTCGTATGTCGGTAGTTGTTCACTAGAACAAGTTGGTGTGAAAGCACCAGGTAAACCAAACAATACAACTTTTTTATCTTTAAACAAATCATTCGTAGATACATCTTTCCATGCACCACCTACAAATGTACAACCTCCTTTTTCATCATCATCATTAACTCTAACTTTGAAAATGTTGTTGTATATTGTCTTAACCATTAGATAATACTCCTACTATCCATAGTGTTGCGAACACTACTAAAAATACTTCGCCTCCTGTCATATCATACCCTTTCTATATTGGCAGTTTTGCCGTTTTTTCTTTTAACATATTAAGACCTTGTGCCTCAAATGCTATCTTTTCTTTTAGTGTTTTATTAATTAATCCTTTTGCGTTACTTGGATCAATACCATTATTATTACAATACTCAATAATAGCATCCATGTAACTCATTCTTTTATTTTTAACTGCATTTTCAATTATCAATGCAAACTTATTTGGTGTTATAATCATTTTTAATGTGTAACTCCTTTATCTTTAGTATGTAAATAACTTCCCACTATATATTTTGATTTGTTTATGGGTTTAGCACCACCATGTAACCAAGGCCACAAAGGTGGAAAAATTAAAATAGATCCTTTTTTGCAAGGAGATGATATATCTAATTTAGGAAAATATGTTTCACCCTTTTCATTATCATTTAAATATATAAAAAATACTAAAAACCTAGACATTGTAGGAAGACTAGTGTTATCAACATGAGGTTTAAATTCATCTTTATCATTAGGTAAATATCTTTTCATTCTAAAATGTTCAAAAGCATATTCGTTCGGCCATTGAAAATCATGTAGGTCACAATCTTTTTTATATTTCATAATATATTCTAAAGAAATATCTGTTAATTTATTTACATCATCGTGCCAGTTAGATTCATTAAAATCTATCTGTGTCATATCTGCGGCTGCATGGTCAACTTTTTCTTGCTGCCATGTTTCTCTTTCAAACTTTTGTATTAATTCATCACAATACTCTGGCTCTATTACATTTTTATATATCTGTATATGATTGTTCATACTGCTATTATACTATATTTTAAACCTTTTGTCAAGGTCTTGAAGTGAAATATATCGTAAATTTTCACACTCATTCCATTCATCAATTTTTGTATTGATCGGACTATCTTCATTAGGATTGACTTTGTAAAACTGTATATCTTTGAATTTATTAAATGTATTTTTGTGTTGTAATATCCAGTTAAATGTTTCATCTGGATTATCAGGTCTTGCTAAATCAGCATTCTCTTTAGCATAACAATCGGTACCTGCATATACATTGTTTATTTTATTATCTGTTGAATATAGATCGTGACCAATTATATAAACTTCTTTTGCCCCTACTGAACATGAAAGGTGAATTGATCTTGAGCCTGTAGCATATGCAAATCCATCTACTTCTGGTTCTATATTATAAACAAAGTCATGTTCTTTTATACCAGTTACATATGTTACGCCTGGGTTTTTACCTAGACCTTGAACAAAAGTAAAGACGCCATCAGCACCATGATATACAGCTTCTTGACAATCATCTAACTGTACATCTAATTTACCTTTTTGTTCTTTTAGCATATGAGAAGCCACATCAAGTGGTATTGGAGTCCAGTAACCAAGATAACATATATTTTTAAATGCATATCCTGAGCGATAAACCTCATGGTTCATTCTTGAATCTAGTGCTACTAATATGTCGGGTGTATAATCTCTATAGATGGCGTTACAGCCTATAACTGTACCATGTTTTTTAAATTTGTCAACATCTAATTCTTTTCTTGAATTACCATTACCAAAACAAAAATGTATATCTTTAAATAGTCCCATAATAATCTCTTTTAAAAGAGGTGGGCTTCCAGTCTCCCTTAACCCACCTCTCTTACTGCCAGTTTCTGTTGCAAGGTACTGACAAAACCCCTAACAGCCTAGGCTGCTAATGCAAAGTTATTACTGTTTGCGTTTATGTAAATTTAAAGTCTTCCGACTATCCTCTCCAGTACGATTTCTAATAGCTGTCAATCCTATTTCGCCCCCTTATAGGTCTATCTAGGAATGGTGGAGGCGCTGGGTATTGCACCCAGGTCCATACTACTTACTTTCATTACCTTCATCAAGAATTTTTTTTGATTTGAGTTGACCCCAAAACTCCCAATTAACACCGTAAGCTAATATACAAGTTTCTCCTGTACTAGGTAAGGTCATCATTATAGTTCCTTTGTTCCAACTCTCATTATATGTAAAAGTTAATAAGCCTAGAGTAGGACTATTTAAATCACCACCACTTTTAACTTCCGCAGCTGCAATAGGTTCTTCTCCGAATAATTCAAATGCAGTTTGAAAAACCCATCCTGTTTCACCACAGTATAGTGGGACAGCTCTTTGAGTAAATTGTTTTAAGTCGTATGTTGGTCCTTGACTATCAGAGTTTGGTCGTTCTGGTGAAGTTGCTTGAGCAAAATTCAGTATAGAAAATAATATGTAAAAAAATATAGTAATTGCACTAATGCCAAGAATATTTTTAAGTGTTTGTTTCATTCTCTTTGTTAAACTCCTTTATCGCTGTTTTGAGTAAAGGTAAATAATCTTTTTTCTCTTTTGTAAAAGTTTGTACAGCACCGTCCTCGGTTACTATAAGAATTACAACTTGATCTATTGGTTGTGAATATCTTTCTTCATACATTTGACAGTAAGCAGATCCTTGTATAAAGTAGTTCTCAACCCATTCCTCTTTCTTTTCTTTTGTAGAGGTTTTAAAATCTATTACAGATAATTTTCCTTTATAGTCAGCAATACAATCTACACGACCTGCAACACCGTATTCATCGCTGTAGAGACCGCCTTCTTGTATTCTAATATTATTTATATTATCTAGTTCAGGTTTTAGTAAAGTAAATAGAGCAAGAGGTAATACATCTTGTTTAGATAGTTCTTCATTATTTAAATAATCTTCAACTAGAGTATGTACTGCTGTACCTCTCTTGGCTGCACTTCTCATTATCTGATTTGCAACATCATTACCAACATGATTTCTCCATCTATTGATACCTTCTTTGTTTCTTCCTGATAAAACTGTTGTGATTGAGGGATACTTCTTACCTTCTGGTGTAACATAAAAGCGTTTACCATTGATATTTTCTGTAAGTATTTCTGGAAGTAATTCGGTAGGGGGAGTATGTATAAAAGACTTCATATCATACTTTTCTTTCATAAAGGTGTTCAATTTATTCATAATGTATATTATAACAGTTTATAGTAGTATTGTCAAGCCTTATCCTCTAGTAATTGCTACTATCTTCTTCAATTGTGATTCTATCACTTCTGCTCTATTTGGCCAATGTATATAAGCTTCTGGCGATTTTGCTAATTTTACTAACAGAGGTATGATAAGTTTTTCTAATTTACTAAACTTCTCTTTTGAATCTTTACCAACCTGATCTTTTCTCAAATCGTATTCATCATCCATTTGTTTTTTAGCAATTTCTAATTCTGTTTCATTCTTTTCTTTAATTTCAGCTTTTGCTGAGCTAACTTCTTTGTATATCTTATCTAGTTTACTCTCTAGTCTAGTAATAATTTCACCAGAGACCGCCTTACCGACACTCTCGGATGTCTGTTTAACTACTGCTTCTGTTGCTTTTGAATCTGATACTGCCTTGTCTGATGGTTTTTCAGAAACACCTGTAAAACCCCAATCACCACTAGTATCAAATCCGTCTAAAAAATCAAAGTCTGCCATACTACTATTTATAACTTCTTCCCTGCTTTATTTGCTCTATGTTTCTTGATTATACGATCTACCTGGGTATCTTTTACTGATTTCTTACCATATCTCTCTGCTAAATGACTTACTGGATGTGCTTCAGATATTTTAGACATCACTTCTTTCCAACCACCATCCATCTTGCCATCTACTGTACCTGTACTTGACACTATATTTAATTGTGTAGGTGGTAATAATGTGATATGTTTCTTCTTGATGA